TTAAATATTCCACCATACGCTGAGGGAGCACCGATCCTGCGCCAATCTGGATTATTTCCACTTTTAATTTCATTAAGCTCTTCTCTAGTAAAATGCACAATAGATATTGATAATCAATATCTATATTTTACAAATTAGAACTTACTAAATATAATTTAGTGAGTTGCAGCCCAATTTTCACCGTGATCTGCAGCTGCAGTAATAGGAACACGAAAGTTGTAGTAGCGCCCTGCTTCAGGAGCAGTAGCTACAAGTAGTTGTTTGACGCGATCAACTTCACTTGGAACGACTGAAAGTTGAACCTCATCATGGACGTAAGCACAGCGAGTGTAATCAGTGTGATATGCAAGACCTGCAGAATCAAGCATATCTTGCCCAATTACCACCCAACGCTTGCTGATGATTGCTCCAGCAGATTGAAGGAGGTAGTTGAGTGAGGCGTGTTCAGCAGTACAGAAAATAGGACGCCCATCAAGCCCACGCAGACGACCATTAGCTCTAACTCGTTCTTTAACTGCATTAATTAGTGGCTCCAAACCTGGGATAGCATCGAGAAATTTACGTCGTAACTCTTGGCCTAGTTGTTTCTTTTGAGCATCAGAAAGCTCAGGATGGAAACTGTGACCAAGCTTCTGATCACCAGCACCATATATAAACGCATACGTGAGAGTCTTGACCTCTTTACGTGTGCATCCTACGCGATCAGCATTTTGTTGGTGGATGTCGCCATTAAGTAAAACATCTGCATAAGCGCCATTATCAAACCGTGCGAGATAATGCCCAAGTGCCCTGAGCTCTAGCTGCTCAAGGTCTGCGCCTACAAGAATGTGACCTTGATGAGGGACAAAGAGCTCCCGTGCCCATGGTGCGCTCACAACTTGTCCGAGATTCGGACCACGGTGCGCATTTCGTCCCGTCTGTGTCGCAAGTGTGCAGCTGTGGTGAATGCAACCGTCGCCCTCAATAGAGTTGAACCAAGAGTTGGTTCCCTCCGACAGTTGCCCTAACCACTTCTGCAATGTAAGAAGTCGAATAAACATCTCACATTCATCATGAAGTAGTTGATTTCCTTGAGACAAAGCAGCGTCCCGCATCTCGCCAATAGTTGCCTCGTCAACCTTGGGCTTACCAGTGTTAGTAACCTTTGTAAAGCGAGCACCTCGAAAAGTTTGAAGTGCCCATGCAATGTTCTGACGAGATGTTGGATTAAAGTCAGTAAGTCTTGTCATTGGCGCACCTGCTACATAACCCTTCTTTTTATCAGCACGCTTAGGAGTAAAAACTTTACCGGGCACATACTTATAAACGGAAGTAATGCGTTTAGATAATGCGTTGAACTCTTCTTGAAGTTCTGAGCGAACGCGGATAGCAGCATCCATGTCAAAGCGAAAACCTGAAGCCTCTTGCTGAGACATGATCTCAGCTACTTGCATTTCTAGTTTGACGTAATCAGCAATCATTATTGGTTAATGGATTATTCGTAAGTACTCATCCGACGCATGAGCATTTGATAAAGCTTGTATGTAACTTCAGTATCCTGAATACAGTAATCAAGCATTTCAGGCGTATATTCTTTCCAAGATTCTTTGTCTTCACCGAAGTCGCCTTTAAAGCACTGAAGGCGATAACCCCAAGCTTTGAGGCTATGACGACCGTATAGACGCTGAGGCATTCCTTCTGGACGCCGTTCGTAGTCTCTATCCTCAATCTTTGGATAAAATAATCTACTCATGATAAGCGTATCAATAATTTCACCAGTAGGATTGAAGTCTGGATACTGTTCTTTAATCAAAGGAATGTCATAGCCAATAATGTTATGACCAATAAGTACATCTGCACGTTCAAGAGTTTTAATACCTTGAAGAATAGTGCGCTCAGGCAAATGGTCAAATACTTCAGGCTCAGCTGTATCAGCTACATTACGCACAACAATGCAATGCATCTTAGAACCACGTCTAAGTAAGCCGGTACTTTCAATATCAAACAGAAGTTCAGTCTTCACCGAAGTTTTCGTCTGCGGTTTTTGGATCGTAGTCATCTGGTTTAAATGGATTGGAGTCTGGATAGAGTTCTTCGTCGATTTCTTGGTCAAGTGCTTTGTTGACGGCAAATCTTGGATCTTCATTATCGTGAAATGGTTCAATTGCAATAGATAGTTCGCTAGCTAATCGACCAGCTCTACGGAATTCATATTTGTAATATGGCTCCCACTGATGAGCAGTGATGATTATTTTTTTAATGCCCATTACATGGCATTGAAAAATAGAAGCAGAAAAAGGATATCGAGTGGTATAGATAACAGCTCCAGCCATTGGAGTTCCACGTTTAGCGGCTGCAGCAATGGCATAACAGACACAATCAACTTCGATGCCGCTGCTTGTTAAAAGGCTGCGTCCGTCTCCAAGAATCTCACGATCTCGAACAACAATGCATCCTCCAGGTGCAGTTGGATGAGTAGAAGCAGCGCCAACGGCTTTAGCTAAACTCATAAAATATTGTTCTTTATTTTTAATGTATGTAGGATCACCTTGTGGGCTAGACATATACACAATCAAAGGAATATATTCTTATATTAGGTAATGAGTCAAATAGATGTGAGACAAATGGATTACAAAAAGTTCTGCTATGAGTACGACAAATTCGATGAATACATGAAAAATTTCAGAGAAGAAAATCGTGAATTTACCACCGACTCTTCTTCTAAGAAACTTAATTTTAGCAAGCTAGAGCATAAGCATGATGTTAATGATGCTTGGCTAGAACTAGGCAAAAAGAATGACATGATTCAAAGCCCGGCTCATTACACTGGAGGAAAAACAGAAGCTATTGATATTATTGAAGATGCTATCTCTCACGCCTCAAGTGTAGAGTCTGGCTTTCTACAAGGTCAAGTTTTGAAATACATGTTGAGAATGTGGCTAAAAAACAATCCATTGGAAGATGCAAAGAAAGCACAGTGGTATCTAACAAGGTTGATTGAGCAAATGCGATAAACTAGAAGAGCGCTCGTTAGAGCGCAATTAGCAGCGTTTAAAGAATAAATATTGACTTCGTTGTTCTAAAGTCTCGTGATCTTGAATATGAGGCAAAAGCAGGTCATATACTTTATTCATATCTTGACTGAAGTGCTTGAAATAAACGGATATACCTGAAGATAATTCTGTAATTGTAGGTACGTACCAAGCTGCAGGAATAAAACAATCCCAAGGTTCAAGCTCAAGAGACACCCAACTGTTCAGTTCTTCTAAGCGCTGAGCAGTTTTTATTATGTGTGCTTCTTGCGCTTGGTCTTCAGGAATACTTAGTTTATTGTTATACAGTAAAGCATGTTTCCACATCAAAGTACCATCTTTATGAATCAAACGGCAAGGATGAACTGAGTTACCAGATGGTAAATTGTATAAACATTGAGAGGCAATATGCTTCATATTAAAGATCTCCTTTACGATCTTCAAAGAAATCAAGATCTTTTAACCAATTGTCGCCAGCGTATTCGTTATAAATAATTCTGCCAACATCTCTAAAGGTACTATAGAAAAGAGTCACTTTATCGATATCAGACATAGTTTGATCTAAAGGCGGCCCATAAAGTAAGACATTCCAGGAAGATGGGCAGACAGGTTCAAACCCTTTTGCTGTAGCACGCAGCTGCTTAATTCGTTTGAATGGAATACAAACAGGATAATCCCAGATAACAGGACAAGCCCGCATAATTTCTGAAGCACTGGTAAAGAAAACAAAACTTTTAATGTGATTATTGCGATACTCATTGATTGTTTTGTTTAACCAAACTCGTGTATTACGTACAGCTCCTTTAGGCGAAACCCATACATTACCGTGCCAAGTTTCAGTTAAAGGGTTGACATTAATTGCTGGCACAGAGGTAGCATCAACAAGAACTTGTTGAACAGGATCGGAAGTAGGATCAAAATCAATTGATCCCATTACGTTACGAGCACGTTCAATAAGCTGAGGAGTTGGATATAAAGGAAGTTTAAGTCCTTGTGCCTGGAGCTTATCCGCTAAATTCTGCTGCGATCGTTCGGAGGCTTTCCTGGCTCCCACCTGCTTCCACGCTAAATGTTCTTGTTCCAGCATCACTGATCAATGTAATAAGTACGTTTTTAGACCAGTCATTCTCGTCAACTTCTTCAATGAGTTTACGTAAGAACTTAACAACATCATCATCGTCAGCATTTTCAGCTTCGATGATATCCTTCTCAATATCAGCACCACTCATAAAAGTGGTGGAATCATTTTGAAGATTGATAATTAAACTTCCTGCGCCATAAGTCAAAACGCCATTACTTGCAATGTTAATAAAATCAGTGAGAATAAGTTCAGCGGTAGCAGCAAGAAACTTCTGCTCTTGCTCCTTTTCGTCTCCAAACTTATCTGATTGGATTAATTGTTGTAGTAAATCAGTACGACGTGACATAATAGAATGACTCTTGTATAAGGATAAGTAATTTAATAATCTAATGTGGGATTTTCATCATCTTCATTGTTATCAGTAGGCCCTTGATGCAAGCCTAAATTTTCAGCAGATGTTTGTGTTATATGACGACCGGCAAGCATATCAAGCATGACTGCTTCAAACTTATCACCATACACAGTATTGGGGTCAAGAATTAGTGCTTCACGCTCAGCCAATTCAGCGCTTTCCATAAGTTTTTCTTGTTCTTTCAGCGCTTCTTCCATGACATATTCAGCAACTTGCTGCTTAAGTGTATGGAGTTCACAGGCAAGTTCAAAACTTTCATAGTAACTATCCTGATCTACAAAGACCCCAACATTTTGTGGAATTAGATGAAAGGGATTACAGCAGTATTTATTGCCGCAGGTTGAGCGTACAGACGTGTAACCAAGGTCTCCCCAGCTAAACCACATAGCAACCCGTTGAGGGTGGTGCTGAGTGCTGCTGGTTAGGCCGTGCCGCCTCCAAGCAAACTGAGGCTGCTTAGTACGTTTATTGATGCAGCCTTTCCATTCCCAACATTCATCAGGTGCACCGATTTCAACTTGAGACCAGAACTTAAGAGCTTTCTTACGATTCGCTTTAAGAAGAGAGTCGATATTAAAAGAGATACGACCTTCACGAGCAGCCGCTACACAACGAACACATGCTTGGTGACTGTCAAATCTCATTGAATGAGAAGAGAAACGTCCAAGTGAATGACCTGTATAAAGGCATAGCTCACCTTCTATAGCAGTGTTGGACATTTGCATAACACGTCTTCCGTAAGCGTGACCTCCTCGTTTTTTGCTGGGTTGAGCTTCAGGCATTAAAAATCTCCTTCAGGTTTTACATAGTTACCACCATTAGCTGGATACTGCTCTTCGAGAGGCAGTTTTTCGAGTTGATGATTAATCATGTATTCATAACGAGTACTGTTCTCATATTTAATACGTACAAGTTTTGCACGTGATGTGTAGTACTCAGCGGGTCCAACTACAAGTGCAGTCAAATCATTTGATTTAACACGCACGCGAAGACCAAGTTGAATATCAGATGCTTTCATAGTAATAGTTGCGAGAGAAATATGTGTAATTAAAAGTCGTTCAAAATATGATTCTCATCAAGAGGATCATTTTTAGGACGCTGCCAAATTCGAACAGACTTAAATTTATTAGTCTGCGGATCCTTACGCTTTGTACTTAAACGTCGCCAACCTAGTGATTGAAGAACATCAGCAACACGACGAGCTTCACGACGACCTTGGTTACGTGGATCAAGCTCTAATGCTTGTGTCAGAATATCGGCTGCATAAACTTCGGGACGAATACTGACGTATGCAGCGATCTTTTCAAACCACGGATCAGGATCACCAAACTCTTGGATGTATTCAGAAATAGCAGCAATTTCACCGCTATTGAACTCATAACTAACGCCGCTACGATATGCATGAACAGCAGCTGCCCAAATACTATCGCGTTGTTCTGCTAAACGTTTCCAAGGAATTTGAAAACCTGCACCAATTTCAAGTGGTACAAATCGACGGTTACCGGTACTATCAACAAGAAACTGGTTTCTGTTAGTCGTACCAATCATCACAAACCTTCTTGGCAATTTCGAAGGCAATGATGCATAGGGATAGCGAACTTCGTCTACACGACTAGTAACCAAGTTTTTAAAGTTCTCGATATTACGAGAGTTGAAATAGTTATCAATTTCAGGTAACTCAAGAAGCCATGCAACATGCAATCGGTACTGCTCTTTCATTAACGTTTCCAGAGGAGTTGTAATTTCTGAGAACAATCCTTTAGGAACAAGATTACGTGCAAACATTGACTTACCAACACCTTGAGCACCTACAAGAATTGGCAACCAAGACATTGATTCGCCTGGTTGATAAGCACGTGCAACAGCGCCAATCATCATCCGTTGCATTGCAAGCGTTGCAAGCGGCTGAGGGTTGCCTAGAAATACATTGCCTATCGAGTCCCAGTCTTCATGAGGTTTGGCGTGAGCAGCGCAATGATCCAGATACTTAGTAATAGGGCAGTAGCTATTCTTAAGTGCTGCATATTGAATAGCAGCTTTAATGCGAGGTTCAGGAATAAATATTCCATTTTCACAGGCAAGCTTAGTAGTCATTAAGTCAAGATCATGCCCTTCTAATTGAACGACCACGCCAGCATGATTGTTATATTCAATTGCTCCGGTAAGTTTGTTCTTACGCAAGTCAGTCAAAATAGATTTGACTTTTGCTACATCGTCTTCGCGTTCTTTAGCTGCATCATCATTTGACTTTTTTGGCCTACCGCGTTTTTTAACATCTTTAGTATCAGGCAGTGGTTCAGGTTCAAAATCCATAGATTCTCCTTTTGAATGGGATATAATTTCATCAAAATTAAGTAGTGGATCTGTTTCGTTGTATCCACTTGCATTACTTGTAGCACTAAAAGATAAGTGAGCAGGTAATGAGCTAGTCCAGTTAGGATCTTGTTTTTTAGCTAACGAATAAAGTTTAGTATGCCCTGCGTATCTACCGAGACCTTTCCATTTATATGGTCGAATATTATCAGGTTTATGACCGTGATGGCCGCGTAAAACCCAAGCAACCCAATCGTCAAAAATTACACTACCTACGCCAGCACAAGCTGCCATAACAGGTACGTAATAAGACTCGTATTCACCATCATCTGATGGACGTAAAAAGTCACGCAAGAGCCACTGACAACGCTGTATATCAACATCATTGCAAGCTGTTGGTATGAATTCCGCAGGCTCGTCGAAGTCAATATCTGCCAGCAGAAAATCAGGAACAATCGCGTCAGCATTAAGACGACTAACAGAATTTGTATTGCCGTACCACAGACGCTCAGGCTTTTGACCGCAATTGTCTTTAAGGGATTCAAGGCTCAACTCCGCAAGTAAACGATTGACAATCAGCCAATATGCACCTTTATGTTGAGCAGCACTGTCTAGGTCAAGTGCAAGTGGGAAAAGTGCTCTAAATCGATGCTCTTCAGGTGTATGACTGGCAGAAGTATATGTAGCTACACACCATTGCTGAGCTGTCGTTGTATCCCAAAAGGCATCTAAAGTAGTGTCACCGTCGAAATCGATAACAATCAGATTACTACCTGATGCATTATCACCACAACGATGACGTTCATAAAAATGGGTAGCACACCAGCCATAACCAGCATGTACCCATTTTAAAAGCCACTCAATATCAACAAAGATATTTTTCCAACCTTTAGCAACAAGCTGTGGATTTTGTTTATTCTGACAGTTCTTGTTGACTGCAATCTTCAGTATCTTTGACATCCTCTAATTCGTGAAATTGTTTAGCCCGCTTTATAAACCTAGTTTCAAACCGATTCATTTGATCTGAATCGATGAAAATTCCTTGAGTAGTTTCTGGAGTAGAAACAATAATCAAGGCAACGTCACACATGAATCCAGTGCGCTCGTGAAGTGCAAGACGATAAGCCGCCATTTGCTGAGCACACTTTTGATATTTACGAAATCCACCAAAGCCAGCACGATCACCTCTTTCAGGAAACGTATTCATATATGGAGCTGTACTTGTCTTAAAGTCAGCAATGACTTTAACTCCACCGATCTCGCCAATAAGGTCGGGACATCCGGCATACATATGTTCAGTAGACCAAACATAAGCTACCTCTCTATCATCACTTCTCAAGTGATTCCAGTCAGGACGAAGCGGTCGCTCTGACCAATGAAGTATATCAAACCAATCAAGATATTGAGTGATGCCGTTCCAATAATCCTGATATTCTTCAGGAATATTTGGATCTAAACCACGCAAGTAGTTTTCACAACCAAGGTGGATGGCTGAACCTCTAGTGCTAGCTTCTTCAAGCGCACCTGGATTATTTTTTTGCCAGGTACGTAAAGAAGCTTTTGATTTTTCTGTTTCGGTAGCCGAAAGTATAGTGGTAACTGACGGCATATAAAGGCCGGAACACAGGTATTTACGATATCCTGACGGCGTTTGAATACGATAGGGCAGATCAGTAGTCACTATCCTCTACGTTAGGCTGTTGCGCTTGAAACGCTGTGCTGTAATTAGAAGGTGTGGTTTGCTGTTGAAACATGGCATACAACTGACCCACTGCTTGTCCAACGGCATCTACAACTTGTCCCATTGCAGCAACTTGTTGATTCAAGACAGCCACTTCCTGCCGTAGTGCCATCGTGTGATCCATCAACGATGGTTTCGGTGCAATCATTGCAGATTGAGGAGCAGCAGCTGGTTGTGCTGGAGGAGCTTCATTAGCGTGCTTTTGTTTTGCTCCTTCAATAATTTGAGCAATTCTGGCTTGCATTTCTGGAGGCAAGCCTTCGGTATTAATGTTAGTCATGAGTTAAGTAAATAAATGGATTGATTAGAGTTATTTAAAACTCCGCTTCATCTTCAATTTTTTTAGCTTGTGTGCTGGGGAGCACAGTCGCTCCTCTTTTGTCTGTGCCACCTGCAGGTAAACCTTTAGCGTCAGTTTGCTTCCCATCAAAAGGGTCTTTCCCTTCAAAGAAGTTAGGTAGCCAAATACTTTCTTTTTCGGAAGCCCATTGTTTAACAATCTTCTCTGGTACTTTACGAACCTTTGGGAGAATGCTGTATGAAGTTTCAAGGCCAGTGCCCTTACGAGTAATCTTAATCGAGAAATTAGCAAGTCCATCGTCAGTCCATGTATAGTCTTCGATTTCTTGAAGGATCTCAGTAAGCTGCTCTCTTAAAGATTTCTGCTCGATAAACACAACTTCAAGTCTTCCACGTGCTGCACTAGTTGCAACCCATGCGAGAAACTTACGTGGTTTAACGGTAGTGCCATCAATCTTTGGTCGATCAGGTTTTGACCAATCTGTTTCACGAGCAAGATCGGTAGCGTTGTTTGGATAAGAACGAGTAACTACGTATCCATTGAATCGCAGTTCACCAGTTTTCTCATCTAACGTTTCCGATGCATATTGCCAACCAGTTACAGCGTGACCTGTTTCATAACAGCCAAGCAATCGGAACTCTTCTGATTCACCATCTTTGAGAGAGCTTGGTTTCCAATAAGGTTGAGGTTCTTTAGTTTCAATTTTATCTGTAGATGTTGCCAGTAAATCTGGCGGTAATACTTGGAGAGTCATAGAATTATAATTCAACTCTCCAAATATAAGCAATAGGATTAATAAATGTGAGTCATTATCAATCAATATTCAGGGATAGGATCAGTCTCTGCATAACCTTTTGCTTTACCTTTTGACTGATCTTTAGAGCCTTGAGATTTTTCAAGATCTTTGCGAGTAGAAAAATCATTTGCAACGATTGCACGATAAGGACTAGTGTCGCCCTCTTTGCGATACTCACGAATATAACCGTGCACGCAGATAGGACGCCCTGATCTAAAACGCTCAAGCAACTTAGGCTTGCGGCTTTCATGCAATTCCATATATAGCCAAGTCGTTACGTCAGAATTATCTAAAGTAGTTCCAATTTTAATGGCGCAGACTCCATTCTTTCGATCTTTAGCTTCATCTTTACCAAAGAAAGCATTACCAAGAACCACTTGATTGCAATACATGTCTTGAGGAATGTTCGGCTCAATCGTTGTAATAATCAAGTCAAGAGGCTGTGAAGTGTCATCATTAAAGACAAGGTAACCAGTCACTAAGGCCTTAGTGCTTTGTTTCCATTCGTGGAACGAATCAAGTTTACCTCCTGCTTTGTTGAAGCAGAGTAGGCGTAGTTTGACCTCTCCAGAACTATTATTAGAGGGCACAACAGCGTCAGCACCGCAATAGTCGAGCCCATAAACATTAATTGGATCTGCGAAATGGGATCTGAGTTCAACAGTAGCAGCAATAAAGTTCATATTTGTGGGATATTAATCAGCCTTTAGTTTAAAGACTTAACCCCACATTGCGTGAGTTATTGTAGGCAGTTCATTGTCTAAGATTTCTCCAATACTGCCAGCAATTTGCATGTGTTCACGTTGAGTTCCGTTGCTAGCACGAAGATCTACATAGTGAAGCCAACTACGAATAGTGCCACACATATACAAGCGAGTAACTGTATTTAAAGGCAGTACAGAACGAGCACATTCTTTAGCTACACCTGAATGAAGCAGTGATTCGTACAAAGTGACTGACTCACGGAAGTGGTCGTCAATACGCTGCTTATAGTAGTCTTTAGTTTCTTCAGGCAAATCATCTATTGAATTTTGCCTGTTCTTTTCATCCTGACGTCGGAGATCAGGCAATACCGTAGCGAACGTATCTGTCGGGATAGCGTACCTTTGAGAAAATTCTTGAAAAGTAAAAGATCGATGCCTAAGAATTTGTGCACTGATTGCACGAGTTGTGTGTATCTCAACGCACATTGACGCCATTTCGAATGGAGACCAGTGCTTGTGTTTGATGAGATATTTGATAAGACGTTCGACATTAGGGTTGTCTTCATTTTTAGGATTTGATACACGTGCAATTTTGCCGATAAGGCTTTCAGCATCTGGTGTAATCCAGACAAGCTTTGCGTCATGCATACTTAGCAATAAGTTGTTTGAGTTGTTTAATAGTTAAATGAGATCCATAGCGTGCGACAATTAACTGAAGCTGTGCTATGTAATCAGCTTTCTTCATTGGCTTTAATTTTTCCATATAGCTTAGGTTTAATTCGCCCGTAACCTGATTCGATTGAATGAATAGGATTGTCTTTCCCTAACTTGTCGTAGTATTCGTCAAAGATATCAGTTTTAGAATAAGCACGTACAGCATCAAACTGACGCTCACCATCCTTAGTAAATGTAATAATGTGAACGTCAGTTGGAAGTTGAGTGTCGTCAAATGTATCTGGACAGATACCTGTTTCAACAATTTGAATTTTAGTTGGCATATTAGGCGTATTTATCATAAGTTAAAAACAAGCACGGAGGTCAAGGCGCTTTTAAATAGAATAACGCACCGAGTAATATTTTGTTACTTGCGTCGGCCTTTGCTTTGCCGAGCATTAAGTTACAAGAAGAGCATAACAAACCGCGCACTTTATTAGTTTTGTGGTTGTGGTCTACAAGCAAGTGGTCTGTTACGTTGTGTCCGCTTTCTTTGCATTTACAAATAGCACAGCATCTATTTTGCTTTTCAAATAAATCGACATAGTCTTGTGGTGTCATACCGTATTCGGTCATTAACATCCGCGCTCTACGCTCAGCATAATCGTAAGCGTCTCTAGCACGCTGTCGGTAGAGCTCTGGGTTGGCTTGAAAGACAGCTTTAGCATCTGCTTTACAGCATTCTTTACATCGTGCTTGTAGCCCATCTTTGACGCGCTTTTCTTTGTAGAATTCTTCGCAAGATTTTTTGACGCCACATTTATTACAAGTTTTCATTTCAAAGAAAATATCTTTATTGCTTTCTTTGATTGTAAGAAATTGCAAGGCGGAATGTGACCCACCCTGCTTGTAAGTCTTATGCGTACTGGGGTAAATCGCAGTTGGAACACTCAAAGAACGATGGCATCCGGCTAGCCCGTGTTTCAATTAAACCCTCAGCTTTTCCTCTCTTGTAGAGAGAATCTGAACTCGAAAGCCAGAAGTTGCTGGAGAGATGCTTGTGATCACATTCCCCTTTGAGGGACTGAAGTACCCACGAGACCGTAGCGCGGCGGAGATTGTTGAGGGTTTTGTCAGACGTAAGTCCAAGCGCCTCGCATACAAGCGTGTTGGCTGCCACGTGGGTTTGTTCGTCTCGGCTGATGTCAGCACTTGTTGTGCGCAGTCCTGTGTCACCAAGGAATCGGAAGATAGGCAAGAGGACGAAGAAGACACTTCTCTCCAGTACAACGGCTTTGAGTACGGGATGACGATCGAGTTCGAGCCACGCATTCTTAATCCTTTGAGCTTCTTTCTCAAACCGAATGGGGATTTGATGCGCTTCAGCAGCGTAGTTAAGTGCGAGATCATGTTTTACTTCGTCTTGTACATTAGATTCTAGTAATTCTTTGCAGCCTTTAATTTCAGGCAGATCACCTTTCATAGCATCTTGAATGAAGTCACCCACTGGAATCTCAAGACAACGAAGTGCGAGTGCTCGTTGAATGACTTCTTCGCCTCCTTCGAGAAGTTGGCCAGACGATACTTGAACAGGTGTCCATGTACGTTTACGCTGATGAAGCTGGATGTAAGGAGTTTCTGCTTTCATTATCTTATTAAAGGTTTAGTGGGTTTCTTTTAATAAGAGGTTTTCTTATTAAAGGCTTGGTTTATTCTGCGCAACCTACACAGGCTGCAGGATCATTAAACATGGTCAATGGCACATCGTTGTCATCAGCATCTAATTCATCAAATCCAAAGATAGATTCGAAGTCGCCGTCTAATGCAGCCATTGCATCAGTTTTATCTTGGGTATTCTGCATGACTTGCAACGAATAATACAAACTTGTTTGTGGAGATGCAAGCCAAGAATCAATAAACTGATCGTCGTAAATTACGACATCACTCCAAGAGTTAAAACTATAACCGTGAGCAAGACCAGTACGGTTAAGAAGTTCCATAATTCCATCGACAGTACGTTTGTAGTCATTCCAGCCGACTTCTTCAGCTGTTTCAACTAGACCGTAGTCAAAGGATTGAACCCCAAATGTAGAGCTGTCCCTATCAACTGTGCGCCCGATTGGTGGAGCCAATTCAGGGGCCGTTGTATAGCCTGCTCGATCAGTGTAGCGATAGCTGCATGATGCAGTTGGAGCAATTGCAAACGCACGATCCATGTTGGACATGCGTGCTACAGCTGCTGCGGCATCAATGCCTTGCTTAAGTGCTTTTACGATTTTACGGGCAGGAGGAGTCACGATATAGTCTCCTTCAGGCCAAAGACATTCTTCTAAAGCTTCAGCAAATTGTGCATAAGTAACTTTTTCAAGTGCCAACAAATTAGCTAATCCAAGCATTCCAAGACCAACTTGCCGATCTTCATGTTGGGTTAGATACTCACCAGTATTTTCAACACCTGTTTTGGAGTGCAACTCAATAAGCTCTTCCATGCCATCTACAAAAGCTTGAGGAAGCTCTTCAGGTGTGCATGCACCCAAGTTGATATGTTCGAGTAAACAGGTGCCACGTGAGCGTAAAAAGACCTCTAGACAAACGTTTGCATAAATACGCCGACCGTATTGATCACTACGCATTTTCGCAAGCCAGATGTCTCCACGTTTAATGCCATCAATGATTGCATCTTTAACTTCACGTGTGGCTCCATCCCAAAATGTAGTTGTGACATTAACGCAACGTTTAGCCCAAGGAATTTCATTACGTTGCATTTGCACAAACTCTAGGATATCAGGATGATTGATATCCAGATGAAGAACTACTGCTCCGTTTTTATAGACACCGCCTCGTCTGAGGGTTTGGTTGAGCATTGAATATATTTGTCCAAACGAGCAAGGACCTGATGCAATAAGTCCCTTGCCATTATCGCTTCCTCGACTGCGTAATTTTGAAAGGTGCACCGCGACTCCAGCGCCATTACGGAGTGCATGAGAGACAAAACGCCAGCTTGCTTCGATACCATTAGGACCTTCCATCGAGTCATCAACAACAAAGACTGTGCACGACACAGGCAACCGACTGGTTTGATCATCCATCCAGGATTGAACTCGACCAGTACGAGCAATCATTTGATTATTTTCCATGGGATTCGTCATAAGAAAGTAGGGGCATTGGCAAACAAGAAGAAAGATCTGGAGCTTTATAGTTAGGACCCTTTAAAACCTTGCCATCTTCTCGATAGATTGGCATGCCTTGTTCATCTAGTTTACTCATATTAGATTCAAAAACAAGGGTCATTGCCCTGTCTAAATCAATATTAAAAGCAGCTGCAAATTGATAGCAGACAAAGACTAGATCAGAGAGCTCTTTAACTAGCGCTTCACGGTTATCTTGATCTTCAGGATCTGCATATAGTTCCTCAGCAGCTTCAAGAAACTCACAAGATTCTTCGTTAATAAGTCCCACTTGCATGTCCCACAGTTGTTTCTTAACGAAACCGTAGCGGGAAATATTATTAAGTATTTCTTGATTAAACGTTTCACGGAATACCCGTGCTTGATCTCCTAATGTCATTTGTTTTTTGATTGCGTTATACCAGTTTATAGTTGTTTCGTTCATTTTTCGCGGAGTGTTATACGTCCACGATCAAGATCATATGGTGACAATTCAACAGTAACTCGATCACCCACAAGCAATTGAATCTTGCGAGTGATCAAGCGACCTGAGGCACGGCAAAGACAGTTATGACCTTCGGGTTCTTCAAGTTCTACGTTGAAATATCCGTTGCCACTCTCTTTATAAATCGTGCCCTTCGCCTCAATGACGTTGGCTTTCTTCGACATTTGAATTATTCTGGGTGTGAGTATGTGTATGCGTCAAGTGTTGAATCAAGGTTTTCGATAATTGCTGTAGCGCCTACGAACCTCTCAACAGTTTCTTCCTCAAGATCACAATATTCATACCCGGTTTCGTTGTCAAACTCACACGCCTTGGTCTCGTGAACCACCACAAGAGTTGGTGATAGTTCCACCGTAAGCTCCTCCGCAAGCGCCGTACGCTGGCCAGAGGGTGTCTTAAGGGGGACAAAGTCAAGCTCAGCTTGCTCATCTTTCGTGAGACGTTGGACATACTTCTTGAGGCGATGGCAAGGAGGACAAGACTCTTGGGTAAAAACATAAATGTGATACTGTTTCATCATTAATTAAGCAATTGTACCGTCAGTGAAGTAGAAACCGCCGATGCAGTTCTCATCATTCGATGTTACAACGTGTCGACTATGTTTGTAACAGCGCATGCCTGAATGATATGTAATCATGACAGACTCACCAAGGCGAATCGTATCCAGCTGACTACACATAATGAGCCGCACTTGATTGTCTTTACGCTTGTACTGGATCTCTGCGTCGTAACACAGATGGGGGTCAAGCTCATGCGTGACTGGATTCATGACAGCACGCATCTGTGGAGTGGAAACTGCAATTGCTTCCATTTCAGTTTGTGTAGTGAACATTATTTTGAAGTAGCAATTTTTTCAGATAGTTCAGTAAGAAATCCTGAAGGAAATAGTCGCTTTAAGTCATCTTCTACAAAATCCTGAACACCATCACCGTTGAGTGTGGCGTCCATAAAATCAATTGCATTAATGACTGCAGTCCACTCACGTTTAGTGAGCACAAGATGATGATTAATGATTACCATTAGTCAATCCATTGAAGTGAACCGTGAAGATTATCCACAAAGAAATCCATTGCTTTATCAAAATCCTGGTCTACATCAAGTTCTTGATTAAGCCAGTCTTTTAGTTGATAGTAAACATCAGCATTCATTGATTCAACAATGTAGTCTTTAAAACTTTCAATGGCGGAAGAATTTAATTCCATTAGTCCTCAAACATTGGTTTAGGTGTACAGCGGACAATTCGCTTTGCATCTGGGCACAGCTCAAATACATTGTTCATTGCTGTGCGTACATCAGTCGAGGTGACAACGTAATCCTGCTTGTCGCCTCTGTCGTCTACATAAACGACGTCATAGTCAATCATTTTGCAATATGAATTTCTACTGGAGGCAAGTATTTCTTTTCGGCAAGGTACTCTTCAACAAACTTCCGTTGATCCACAGGCAGATAACCTTGAGCGAGACCAAGTATCTTATTGAAATAAATTTCAGGAAGTTCTGGTGAGTCTTGGGCCAATCCTGCGTGACACAAGCATATGATGTCGAGCAGGTCATAGTCATTGATTTTGAGTTCCATTGGTTAGTTCCAAGTATTCAGTTGGGTTTTCCGCAAAGTATTCGAGAAGTTGTATGAGCTGATAAACAGTCATGTTCTCGCTATCAATTGAAAGAACGAGCAGCACATTGGTTAAATACCTCCGTGTTGCAAACAACTGAGTTGTAGTGTTCAGCATTCAAAAATCATTTTCAGTAGATTCAGAGTCAGTACTGACATCTGATACTTCTACTGAAGAGTATTCAATCTTAAGTGCGGCTTGCAGAATCTCGATGCTGTCACGCAGAATAGTTTCTACACGCTGTTTGTCACGATCAGAGCGAGCTTCTTTGAGCTGCTCATACATGTCGGTATCAGACATCTTCTGACCGTTTTGACGAACTGCAGCAAAGCAAGGGCGCATCTTTGCAGTACCTTTCCAAGTATCAATAGTGAAAGGTGATTGAATGGCATACTCGTTGTAAATTGCCATCAAGCCAGCAATGAGGCACTGAGACCACAACGTAGTGAGACCAGAGGTCAGCATAAGTTGATGACCTGAAGCATCGATATAAACATTGAGCTTGGTAGATTTGAATTCACCAACTTCTTCTGCAATATCAATGCCAGTCAACGTAATGTTAGGCAGGCGCGTCAACGCTTTACCACTAGGCAGAGTCAGGGCAACAGGTTTTTTGTCTTCGCCTTGATACTGAAAATATACTGCTTCAGATTCTTTAACAAGTCCAATGCCAATCATCATCTGCACCTCTGGTTGAGATACAGCCAGATCAGCGACGAGAGTAGATGGAGCGAGAGTAGAAGTCATTGTATGTATAGAGAAAATGACGCCCAAGTGGGCAAAGGAAAAGAGAGCGCCTGTTAAGGCGCAAGTTATTAACGATTACGATCAGGTTTTAAACCTTCGAGTCGATCAGCCTGTGCTTGACATAGGTCAACAAGACGTCGATAAACATCTAGATCATCAGCATGGTGCTGATTAATCAAGGCATTTATAAACGTCATGCAGCCGTCAGCTACATAATGAGTTTTTTTCATTGTCAAGCAGCGACAAGATCTCCGCTCAACTCAACAAGTTTTGCTGTGCCCAGAGCTTCTACGAGAGTCCAAGCGAGCTCACCTGATACACGCTCCTGATCGCAGAAGTATTCAACTGTGTCTTCAATAACTTCGGTCAGCTCGATAAGCTGGTCATGCGAAATATTCATTTGATCGTGAGATATAAACAACAGGCCCATCGCCGGGCACCTATTAAATATAGCGCCCATTTGGGCGCAATGGCAAGTACATTTGAATTTAAATGATAAATTAAATCAGCTCATTCCTGGTTTGGGAGCGTTCGGGCGAGTACGTCTGCGAGCGTTTACTTTGTCTAGTGCTTTTTTACCGGCTCCTTTGCCAGCGGTTTTTGTATTACCGCCGCGCCCAGTCATAGTTGTTGTCCGTCCACCGGTAGCATTTTTTGTAGAGCTGATAGAACGCGTCTGACCTTGTTTGTTAGTGAAAGAGCCTGACTTAGTGCTATTGCTGGAGCTACCACTAGCAGAGCGGCCACCACGTCCCGTAGCAGATGCAGTTTGTGTACGAACACCACTTTCGTTCGTAGACATTGCACGGGAGCGTGAAGCAGTTGTACCACCCCTGCCTGTAACCGTCCGAGTACGTGAAGCGTTTCCGGAAGCGCGAGATCCAGTATTTGTACGAGTTTGATTAGCACCACGTGCTCCAGTACGTGTCCGTCCGCGTGTTTCAGCCATGTTAATAAATCAATTAGCTAATTAAATGGTAACAAATAAGTTATTAAGCTTTATCGGAATCAATCCAACTAAGTTCTTGGAGCGCGTAAGTACAAACAACTTGATCTACAGTTTCCATAAGTACAGTAGGTTCTAATTCATCTAAAGCTAGTTTGCAAATAGATCGTCGAGTAGCCATATTCATCTTTGGATACTCGTCAATCAAATAGTCGTCAATATTGAATTCAAATGATTTATCGTAATCAGGGTTCATCATAAGTTTTTAATGTCATCAACTTTTCTTGTTCTAACATATAAATCGAATGAGGGTTAGTGTAAAGAACCCAAGCCTCATGTAAACCAGGAAGTAGCCATTCGTGAACTGGAAGACAGGCTTCCCAATTAACTGGATGCATGCAATTAACAACGACAACAGTCCAGAAAGCAGAGAGTGTCGATGTTAATTGATACATGTGTTCAAGTGAGAAGCGTTACTGATCTCTGTCATCATTGCGTTACTTCGCGCCCACGTCGAGATGCTCTATCTTGTCGTTCTTGTTGTAAACGTTGACGCTTTGTATTACGCATATCTTTTACTTTTTCAGTATCACCCCCTTCACGAGCTCGATCTAAATCTGACTGGAATTCCTGCATTTTTTCACCGGCCATCCGTGTAGCACCATGTTTACCAACAATATTTCTTCCGTCATATATCAATTTGTCATTGGTCATGCCATGATCACCACGGACATTGACCATGTCATGTGGAGCATCTTTTGAGCCTTGATAATAAATTACTCCATTACTACGGCGCGTTGAGTAAGACATAGAAAAATAAAATTATTCCTTTATTTATATTACCAAAGGCCAGGAATCATTTGTCCTGTCACTGCATATGAGCCAAGTGCTGCAATAACACCAAGCATTGCAAGACGTCCGTTCAGTTTCTCTGCTTTTTCATTGTGAGTTACAGCGACATCCATAACTTCCATGCGTGGTTCTTTGGCCCAAACATTTTGACGTCCGCGATCTTCTGTAGTAACAGTCATGTTAAGTTTCGTATCAGATTTAATCATATCAGATTTTGTTGTTTAAGAGAGCATCTTCTTCAAATATTGCTAGTCCTTTTTCTGTCAAAATATGCTCATACATTTTCCAAAATACAGATGGTGGCATAGTTACATAGCCAGCTCCGTTGTAAAACGAACGAACTGCACGATGTGGACTACGTATAGAAGCGGCTAAAACATTAGTGTCTATACGATGACGAGCATACAAATCAGCAATGCTGCGAACAACTTCAAGACCTGCGTATCCTTGATCATCAATGCGTCCAACAAAAGGGCTGACATAAGTTGCCCCTGCTTTAGCTGCAAGGATTGCTTGAGCTGCATTAAAAATCAAAGTGACATTAGTTTTAATACCAATCTCTGATAGATGCTTGCAAGCAATTAAACCTTCTGTTGTCATTGGAAGTTTGATTGTAGCAACATCTTTGTACAAAGTGTACAGCTGCATTGCTTCGTCAATCATGTCACTCGAATCTCCTGATTTAACTTCCATGGAAATATCAGGAATATGTAAAGCAACAAGTTCTTCGTAAACATCGTGAGGATTACGACCAGACTTTTTAATTAAAGTTGGATTGGTGGTGACACCATCAACAAGTCCAGTTCGAACACAAGAAGCAATATTTAGAGTGTCAGCACTATCGATGAAGATCTTCATTAGTTATTTCATTGATCAATACATTTAATATATTTGAATATTCTTCGTATCGAGAGTTAGTAATACTTAAATGATGCTGCTGATAATGTTTAACAGCATCAATAAGGCTTTGTAGTTCTTCGTTAGTTAATTTAGGCACTAGCACACACCAAGTTGTTTTGTGATTTCATCAACGGTTTCAATAGATACATCATTCAAAGTTTGGATTTCATCAACAACTCCTGATTTCGTATAAATTTCTAATGTTCCATTGTTAGGACCAGTTTGCACGTAACCGGCAACGCAAGTACGATCAATTGAATTAACAGTCCTTTGATCACTAGGTTGCGAGCATCCAACAATCGCAAAGAATAAACCGGTAATTAAAAATGAAAGATTAAACTTAGTCATCTGCAAAAAAAAAATAACCTCACATATGTGAGGCTAACAGATATTAAAATGTTATTTAATTTGAAGTATTGATTGGTTTTGGAAAGTTGCCAATATTAACCAATACTTGGAGCAGTTAGTGCCACTTGAGTAGTAGAAGCTGATGCTAAATCAAGTGGGAAGTTGTGAGCATTACGCTCATGCATTACTTCCATACCTAACCCTGCTCGGTTCAGAAGATCAGCCCAAGTGTTAATCACATGACCATCACGTGAAACGATTGACTGGTTAAAGTTAAAACCGTTCAAGTTAAAGGCCATAGTAGAAACACCAAGGCTAGTAAACCAGATGCCAATAACAGGCCAGGCTGCAAGGAAGAAATGCAGAGACCGGCTATTGTTGAAAGAAGCATACTGAAAAATAAGACGTCCAAAGTATCCATGAGCTGCAACGATGTTGTAGGTCTCTTCTTCTTGGCCGAACTTATAGCCGTAGTTTTGGCTCACTTCCTCAGTCGTCTCTCTAATAAGACTAGAAGTGACCAGGCTTCCGTGCATAGCACTAAACAAAGCACCGCCGAATACGCCGGCAACGCCCAGCATATGAAACGGATGCATGAGAATATTGTGCTCCGCTTGGAAGACAAACATATAGTTGAAAGTTCCAGAGATACCGAGGGGCATCCCATCAGAAAAACTACCTTGTCCAAATGGATATACCAGAAAAACAGCAGTGGCTGCAGCTACAGGAGCGCTGTAAGCTACAAAAATCCAAGGCCTCATTCCTAGTCGATAACTAAGTTCCCATTCTCTGCCCATGTAAGAGAAGATACCGATAAGGAAGTGGAACACGACCAGTTGATAAGGTCCTCCGTTGTAAAGCCATTCGTCAAGCGAACTGGCTTCCCAGATAGGGTACAAATGAAGCCCAATTGCGTTCGAGCTAGGCACGACGGCACCTGAGATGATGTTGTTACCCCACAGGAGGGATCCGGACACTGGTTCTCTGATTCCATCGATATCTACGGGTGGAGCTGCGACAAAGGCAGTAATGAAACAACTAGCGGCAGCTAGAAGACAAGGGATCATCAATACGCCAAACCACCCAACATAAAGACGGTTGTTTGTGCTTGTGACCCAATCACAGAAGCTTTGCCAATTAGTATTTGATTGTCTTGAATTGATTAAAGTTGTCATTTTATGAGTGCGAGATATGAGTTGTATCTATTAAGTAACTCGGCTTTCGCCTACATAAAGTATTGTAAAGAACAAAACCCACTTTATTAGTGGGTAATGTTGCCTAAAATTCTTGAGCAGTAACGAATCTATTGCGAGGTGAAATGTCAAATGAATTCATCATTGGATCAGATTTCATATCACGAATGTGTTTGCGTTTCTTTCGAACATTAGCAACGTGATCAAGGAAACCTTTCTCTTTTTTGTGTTTATGAGTTTTTGACATAAATCCTCCGTTCAAATTAATGTTAGGAGAGTTAGGTAATCTCCTAACTTGTTCTTAATATACTTCAAACACTCACAGTTTGTGAGGGATTAAAGATAAGTTACTTGTACATTTACAACGCCAGGTTCAATCATTCCGATTTGTTTGGCAGCTGCGTATGACAAATCAAGCTCACGGGCACCAATATAAGGACCGCGATCATTAATGCGTACATCCACGCATTCTTTGTAGCAAACACGTAGTTTTGTGCCGAAAGGTAGGGTTTTATGTGCGGCGGAAATGCCGTACATATTGTAAGTTTCACCGTTGGCTGTGGTACGTCCGTGAAAATATGGACCATACCAGGAAGCCAGCATTGTCTCTGCACTGGATGCGCTTGTGCTGATACAGGCAGAAGCAATAAAGGCGCTGCTAATAATACGTTTAAACATTTATACAAATCTAATAATTATCAATGTACTAATTAAGGGAGCACATTGTGTGCCCCCATAAATAATATCAAGCAGTGACTAAGTCACGAGCAACGGCAAAAGCACGCTTGCTAATCTGTGCACCTAAACCGAAGGTGCCACGTGCGAACTGAGCACGACCTTTGGCAGCTGTAGTGCCTCTAGTTGAGGTCTCAACTTGTGTGATTGCGTTAACAGCAGTCCACAGTGTGCCAGGGTTGAATTCAACGCCATAGCCACGATTCATAGCAGCAGTGATTTTGTCACGCTTACGGAACACTTGACCTTCGTCAATGTTATAAACTTTGTCAACGAAATCGTTGAACTGAGAATTAGTGATACTGAATTGTGAAAACTCACGCATCAGCTCACACTCAGTGACAAAGTCCTGACGTGCTACATCAATGCTATTGATAAGAGCATCGAAGTTGTTGTTGGCACCGTTCTTGTGAGTAATGCTGCTGTGAGCACCACTCTCACTAAGTGCAGCAGTCAGAGTGTTCTGACAGACGACACGAATGTTGGTGAACTTAGCGCCACAACCAGTCTTACCGTCGTGACCGAGGTAGCCAACAATGCGACGCTTTACTGTGTCACCAGGGACGATGTCCGTCTCCGCACCACGGAGTGTGGCGGTAAAACAGACTTTGGCACCATTCGATAGAACGATGACGCAGTCCATGTCAACCTCTTCGCGGATGAACTCTGCCATCCGAAGGAGCGAATCGTTCTGGACAATTTCGTACTGTTTACTGACGATTCCGAGCAAAGCTTCGGAGTCAGTTCGGACAACAGCGAAGTGCTCTGTTGGTAGTCCGTCCATACCTTCAGAGAGGTAATAGAGGGGCCGCTTCTCGACAGCGAATAAAGCGTCTGCTGTTTCAAACGCTTCTCGCGCAGGCAGGGTTCCGTCTGTAACGACACCCATTCCGTGCCAGGCACGTTCGCCATTGCCGAGCCAGCCAGATGTGAAATTTGCGGGCATTTTGAAGCCATATATAGAACAACCCCTTACGGGGCACGCGCTTTTAAAACTCCTGTTAAGGAGTGGTTATGAACATATTTATGCTTTCAAGAAAAGGCAAGCGGAAATA